GAACTTGCCACCGTGTCCGTCACCTTCAACGGTGGCACATGGGCATGGTCGGAATCCTGACCTAAACCAAACCCGAAAGGCCCGACATGAAACTTCACCTGAAGGTCAACATCGGTGACGGCCCGTTCGTCATCACCACCAACCTGCAAACCGTGATCGCATGGGAACGCAAATACCGTAAGAAAGCCGGTGACCTTGCGTCCGGTATCGGCATGGAAGACCTTGCTTTCATGGCGTGGGAATGTTGCAAACGTGACAAGGTGGTCGTGCCCGTCGAATTTGACTCGTTCATCAACCGACTGGTGGAACTCGAGGTCGTGTCCGAAGAAGTGGTCGGCCCTTTCTCCCCGGCACCTACCGACGCTCATTAGCAGAACTGCTAATCAGCACCGGCTGGTGGCCGCCTGATGTACCATTTGACTTCGAGGACGTGGCGACCGTGGCCGCCATCATCAAGGAGCAGAAGCGATGACAGGGCCGACCATGGAAGTGAAGGGTGTCAAGGAAGCCTTGGCGATCCTGAACGCCATGGACAAGAAAACCCGTCGCCAAATCACCAAAGATTTCGCGGAAATCGCCAAGCCGATGGTACTCGAAGCCAAACGCCTGCTCCCCGGCGACGCACCGATGTCCGGATGGGAACGTGCCTACAACGTGGGCGGCCGCGAACGATCATTAGCCAACAAAGCGGCCCGTTACGCTCGAGGTGCCCGTGTCCGCGAAGCCGTCACCACGGCCAACGACGAAGCCACCAGCCTGCTCCCGTGGAGCACCAGCAAAGAAACCCGCTCCATCAAAGCATTCACGTCCGGGTCAAAAAAGAAGGCGGCCGTGTTCGGCATGAAGTGGAACAGCCGTACCGCCACCCTGTTCGACATGGCAGGCAAATCAACTACCCCGCAAGGTGCTCAAATGATCAACGTGCTGTCGTCTCGATACGGGAACCCGTCCCGCACCATGTGGAAAGCCTACGAACTGTCCTCGAGCGACGTTCAGGAACAGTTGCGGAAACTGGTGGAAAAGATAATGAATGAGTCGTCCTACGCCCTTGCATACAAGTACGGCAAGACGACCGTCGCCAAGATTGTGAAGGTGTTCTGATGGCCGTTTCAATCCCCATCGTTACCGAGTTTGTCAACGACGGAATCAAGAAAGCCGAACGAGCCTTTTTTGACATTCGCAAGCAGGTGTCCGAAGCCGAAGGCACCATGGGCAAATTCAAGGCGGCCGGTAAAGCCACCTTTGATGCCGTCGCCAAAAACGCCTTAGTGTTCGCCGCATCCGCCGCCGCCTCCCTCGCCACGTTCGCCTTCAAAGGTGTAGCCGCGTTCCAAGACCTCGCAATCGCCGCAGGCAAATTTTCCGACTCAACCGGGCTGGCCGTTGACGAAGCGTCCCGCTGGATTGAGGTGGCCGGTGACGTAGGCATTGACGCAGGAACCATTGAAACCGCCATCGGCAAAATGAACAAAGTGCTGGGCACCTCACCCGACAAATTCAAAGACCTTGGCGTTCAACTGGAATACACCAGCGGCGGTGCCGTCGACGTAAACGAAACCTTCCTGAACGTCATTGACCGGCTAAACGGCATCAAAGATCCGGCGGAACGTGCCCGAGTCGCATCAGAACTATTGGGCAAGGGCTGGCAGTCCATGTCCGAACTCATTGGCCAAGGTTCCGACAAGTTGCGAGACAGCCTGGACAAGGTGAGCGACGCAAAGGTCGTTGACCCGAAAGAACTCGAGCAGGCCCGCAAATTCCGCGAAAAAATGGATGAACTGAAAGACAGTGTTGGCGACCTGTCAATGGCCATTGGAAGCGACCTGCTACCCGTCGTGATCGCCCTTGCCGACGCTTTTTTGTATGTTTACGAGAAAGCCAAAGAATTTTTTGATCTGATGCAGTTGGGCACTGACATCACTGAAACCGCCACATTCCAAGCCATGATATCCGCTGAGGACATGAGCGAAGCATGGCGTGACGGTGCTCGAGCGATGATTGACGCACGCGAAGCAACCAAATACCTGATTACCGGTTTGGACGATGCCAGCGAAGCCACCCACGATCTAAACATTGCGTGGGAACAGTTGATGGGTCAATTCAAAGTTGACGACGCAATCCGCGAAGCCCAACGCCAAGTGCAAAACCTGAAAGACGCGGCCGCCGAAGCGTTCGCCGACCCCACCAAGATTTTAGATTACGACGAAGCGTTGCAGAACGCCTACGAGTCGGTCGCCAACCTGATCGAAATTATCGGCTTGTCGAATTCAGAGCAGAACCGAATCAAACTGCTGGTTGACACCGGCGAGGTGGAATCGGCGATCCGCCTGCTGGACATCATGGCAAACAATCCGGGTACGAGCCTGACTAATGCGATGCGATTCCGTGGCCCTCGAGCGGCCGGTGGGCCGGTGACGGCTGGCGGCACTTACTTGGTCGGTGAGCGTGGCCCCGAACTGCTGACGATGGGTGCCCGTAGCGGGTACGTCACCCCGAACGGGGCTATGGGCGGAAACACGGTGAACGTGACTGTCACGTCCGCCGACCCTAATCAGGTGGTAGCGGCAATCCAGCAGTGGACACGAAACAACGGGGCGATTCCGCTCACGACTACAACCAACGTGAGACGCTGACATGGCGATCAACACGTCATGGTCGGTAAAGATCGGAACGGCGGCAAGCCCGACATTGTTCACCGATCGAGTGTTGTCAATCAACATCCGCCAGTCCGTTGACGTAAACGTGATCGGACGCGGGCAAGCGACCATCACCCTTCTCAACAAAGACGGTGCATTGACCCCCGGCGGAGGTGGCACATACTCGAGCACCGACTGGTTCGCACAAGGTTTGTTTATTGCCGCCCTAACCGATACTGGAGGGTCTGTTAGCACCGACGAGGTGTTTCACGGTGTCATCGTTGATTTTGACCTGCAAGACGACGGCGTGTTTTCTACCGTGACGATTACCGCCCTTGACGGTTTGACGGTTGCCGCTAAAACTGTCGGAAGCACCATCACCTCAACCAACGGTTACAGCACCTACTACGGAAACCTTGTTGATCGTAACGGCATCGTCTTTCCACGTCTTGGAAGTAGTAACGCTGAAGGCATTGTCACATCCGAATACGGTTTCACTCAGCCGACTGTCGGCATTAGCGGCGGAACGCCGACCATTCTCCCAACCACTTATGCGGACGCACTTCAGACATACCTAATCCCGTCCGTCAACGATGTCACATGGGCCACAACCATCGGAGCCAGTGGGTCACCGTCAATCACCAGTTACGGCATTATCAGCCTCGGATCAACCACGACGCGACAATCAGGTAGCCAACTCATTTTCGAGTTTGACCCACCCGCCACGCTGTCAGGTTCCAAACTGCCATTCGACGACGATGGTTTCAGCCAAGCCTTCAACAACGACACCCTAATCAACCAAGCCCAAATCAAGGGTTCGTCCACCGGCCTGACTACGCAAACCAGCACGAACTCGACCAACACGTCTTACGGCAACCGAACAGTGCAATACACGGCAACCCTCAACCTTGCCGACAGCGAAGCACTTGAGGTCGCAACCCGTCTTACAAACCGTTACTCAACCGTACGGTTCAACCCGGTATCACTTCGCACGTCCGCCAAACTTGTTTATTCTCGGGCTGACAATTCTGCCCAATTCAACTGGCGAAGAATGCTCAGTATTCGGTTCGGTCTTTGGCAACAGGTCAAAATCACTTGGACGGGATCTGGGGCCGCATCTCAAACCGTTAAATGCATCCTTAAAGGTCGCACGATTAACGTGACACCGTCCGACACGATCGTTACGCTGGATTTATTGAACTGGTATGACAATCATGGATTCATCCTCAACGAGGACGAACTTGACTATGGGAGACTTGGCTAATGGCTACGCAGTACACGGCAGGATTATCGAGCGGACAAGTGTTGACCGCCGCCACGATGAACAGCATCGGGGCCGCGACGGAGACATTCACGCCAACTATCGTCGGAAGCGGTGGAGGATTAGT